TCAGCTTCTTCTTGCTGCCAAGTTCTGCTGATACATACCAATTGCCTTATCAACGATCGCTATCGGATAGTATGCATTATGCGGTATTCCACATGGGCTTTTGATCTTTTCTGCGGACTCTTCCATTTTCAGTTTTTCACACCAATGCCATATCTGTTCGACGTTTAAATCTGTTAAACCTAATTCTAAAAGTCGTTGTGATACATTTCTGAAAGGTGATAAGTCCCGTAAGCTTTCAATCGAATTTACCTTAAGTTCTACTTCATCAACTCGAACCGCTAAGGCCTCACGCTTATCAATCTCCATCGCTAAAAGACTGACTGTCTGTTGTAAGCTCTGTGCTAAGGCACTTATTTCTGATCTTGGTTTTACAATTGGTGGTGGATAGGTCTGAAACTCGCGGATTGATGGTAAAACTTTATGAAAAAGCCATCTTTGAAATTTTTTACCAGCCGGGGTGGTATCTTGGGCCAACACACGATATAGACCTGGTTCTGCTAAGAAAACTTCTGATGAGTCGCCTTTTTCTCCAGAAAGAGGCACATTGATAAACTCATCATCATCGAGTGTTTTTATGACAGCACTTAATAAAGTAGTCATGCGAGCCGACGTTTTATTTTCCATCTTTCGATTTTCAGCAGATAAAGTTCTGATTACATCAGAAAGAGAAACATAGAACTGTCCATCCCTATTCATACTACGAATATAGCTTTCACCACATTCGCCTTCATAACAAAGTTGTAATAGGTTTTTTTCCATCATTACCCCCGCCACTTTTTTGCAATTATACAGCGGGGTCATGGGGTGTCGAGGTGGCGGAGGTTAAATTCCTCTTTCGCCGACCAGATTTCCTTCACTAAACCAGCCCGTTAGGATTGTTTTAGTTAGGGTAAAAAATGCTAATGGTAAGATGATGATAACTACCTTAGAATTTATACTGGGCAATCATCCTCCCCTGCCCGGTTAACGAAATACGTCACCCGACCAAGCACAACGATATCTTCCAGTGCTTCTCCTTCAATCGCCTCCCCGTCTTCCGTAATGAAGGCCGTCCCCATCATTTTCGCAAACTGCGTAGCGCCATATAAAGAGATCACTACAATGCATCCCTGCTCAATGGTGGCAAGGCTGGCATCAATGACCGCATAACCGGTTGAGGTTGGCAGAACTCCACACGTTGGTTTCATGCCGCAAATCGCATCAAGCGTCAGCCTGGTTTCGGCATAATCAGTTGCAGGTGATACAAAGCCCATTACCGAACCCTCCCCATATTGCGTAGCAGCCAGAGACGGTTTTCACTGAAATCTGGCGTTTTATCGACGAAACTGGGCTGGTTCAGTTCAATCCACCTGTTGGCGTCCTGCTCGGTAAAATGATGGTTGTAGGTCCGTAATTTACTGATAAAATCCGCAGTCCTCAGACACATATATCCCTTTGGGTTGAGTTGTACGGCTTCACGGAACGCGACAAAAACATCGTTTCGGCGGGGCATAATCACCTCCTGTAAATACTGTATATGAATACAGTAGTTTTTAATGACGGCCAGATCAACCCCGCTGATGACTATCAATTTTTAGCACCGAATAACGTGTTGATTATTCTGCTGCTGGCTCCTCGGATTTTTTCGACTCCAGTTCAGCAACGCGCGCGGTCAGCTCGTCGATTAGTTTCTGTTGGGCCTGTACCGCCTGGGTGAGTTTGGCAATCATCGGCACTTCTTTCAGGTAATACGCGTCGGTGGGATTGTCCTCATCATACCCGTCAACCAGACCAGAACCGCCGACACACTCAGGGGATATCGTAACCAGGTCGTTTGCGATAAAACCGAGCATATCCTCGCTTTCAGGAATTACCCCGCGAGCTTTCATTTTGAAATGAGCCGGTTTCCATTGCAGTACCTCGGACAGTGCAGCATCAGGCGTTTCGACGTACTGGATATCTTTTTTGAGATGCGCATCTGATGACGTTGTGAACGTTATTCGTCCGAGGTTGGTCACGCCAACAAACCCGGATAAACCGACGTTGCCACCGTAGTTCCAGAAGAAATTCCAGGGTACGTTACCGTCTGTTGGACCGTCCATGCCCCCCCGCGACATAAAGCCTTTTGTCGCGTCTATTTGTCCAATCAACTGCAGTACACCGCTGAGGGAATTAATCAGCCTGATGTTGTAGTCGTCGGTGCTGTTATTAAAATGAAAATCGATAAATGGCGTGGCCGCACTGAGTTCCAGCGAAGAAAAATACGGTGCGTTGCCTTTGCCCAGGCCCAGAGCCGTGGCGGCGTCTGCTGCTGTTTTTGCTCCGGTACCACCTTGCGCAATTGACAGCGCAGTAGTTAACCCTGACAGGCTGGTAATATCTGAGTTCGCCCCTTTTTTTGCCAGCGACTTCTGACCGGGAACCGTGATAGCTGCACCGTTAGTCGTGATAGTGACATCACCATACGCATTCATCACGTCCGCAAAACCGCTCATATTCCGCTGATACAGCGTCAGCGTTTCAGCAATGTTTTGAGCCAGACCGTCGACGCTCAGCGAATCACTCAGCAGGATGGCGTAAGCGGTACCGGCTGCAATTGCCGGGTTTGCCGCTGGCGTTACGGTGAGCTGGGTGGCGCTGTTGATTGCCGTTATCTGGAATACCTGTACCGGGTTTGCCAGAGTGACCAGAGTGCACCCAACGCGGATCAGTGACCCTGCTGCTGTAAAGTTCGTGCCAGTACCCGTCAGCGTATTGCCGCTGACAGCAATCGAACCAGTTGTGTAAATCATATTTTTCTCCAGACGCAAAAACCCGCCGGAGCGGGTTTCATATTTATATGAGTTGGGGGTTAGTTAGTCTGTACGAACGCGCCGCCGCCGCGAGCAATAAGCATGGTAGGTGAGAAAATAGTCACCGTGGACGTAACACCCACCTGCGCAGTTAACGAGATCGAGCAGTTAACGACACGGCTTGTAACCCGTGCGCTAAACATCAAACACACCGTGGTAGTGTTGGTTGATAACACGGAATAAGATTTAGTCTGCCCTGCAATGTTAAATGTCGCCGTCGCGGATCCTGACGAACCTGTAACCCGAAAAACAGCCATCAGTGTGACGTGCTTATCAAGATTGCTGTTGGTGCTGTCCGTGTAAGTGAAAGTGCGTGATACCGAACTGCTGTCCTGTGGTGTATCGGCGAATACCTGAGCGTTAGCCACATCGCCAACAAATGCGTCGGCCTGAACGGTGCCCTTAAACGAGCCGCTGGTCGCATTGATTTTCCCGGTAAACTCCCCGTCCGTCGCATAAACAGTCCCGCGCACCGTTACGTTATTAAGTTCGGCATTACCACTTTTTGGCAAATTCCACCCGACACCATTCGGGCCAGAAACGAAATTATCTGACTTCAATGAATCGGTGATTTTCCCGAACTGAATGCTGGCATCACGGAAAAATGCATCATTAATGAAAGTTTGTCCGTTCTGAATAACAAACGGCAGCGTGACGGCTGAACCAGCCTGAGACATAACCGCGAAGCGGTCAGCAAGGAAAATAACCTGTGACTGCATGCCAGAAGGAGTGTTCTGAACACCCAGCCCCATCCCTGCCGCGTACTGCACACCGTTGACATCCACGCCGACTTTGACGCTGTACATCGCGTTCAGGTTGCCGTTGATATCCGCTACTGCCTGGGCGTTAGTGGTGATTGCGGCGGCCTGGCCGTTTACCGTGACGCTCAGTGAGTTGATTCGCGTCGCGGAGGTCTGCGTGAAATCAGACATCGTTTTCGCGAAGTCCGTGATATTGGCATTGCCGCCAGCGGTCGCATCCAGGGTTTTCAGCGACTCCGCAACGGCTTTGCTCGCGTCCACCATCACGTTATCAACACGCTGGATACCGGCACTGTTTGCGCCGTACTGAGCACTGAGCGTCATCCGGGTGTTAACCTGCGCCAGCGTCTCCTGAATCAGCGCCACCGCTGTGTTTTGCACCCCACCAGCCGCGTTAGCCGTTTTCCCTGACAGTTCGTCGAAACGGGATGCGGTAGAACTGTCGAGCGTGGACACCGCCTGTGTGAGCTGCGTTACGTTAGCGGCATTGTCCTCCGTCTGCGCCGTCAGCGTATCAACCGCCGTCGAGCGGGCCTGCGTCTCGTCAGAAAGCGCCTGTGTGAGTTGCGTTACCTGTGCAGCATTCTGGTCGGTTTTCGCCTCCAGGCGCGTCACGTCCGTAACGCGGGCCTGTGTTTCAGTGGCAATCACCTCCCGCAACTGAGTGAATGAGGCACTGTTTGCGCCGTTCTGCGCCGACTGCCTCACCACCACATCAGCGATGGCCAGGGCATTACCAATAATGGCCTCTGCCGTCTGCCGGTTCGCGCCCACTGCTGCCGCCAGTTGGTCGGCGTTTTGACTGACCGCCTCTGCCAGTTCAGCAACCTTTTCACTGCTCTCCACGGCATTTTCAATTAAATCCTTGAACAGTTCGGTATCCTTGATCTGCTCAAGCACGGCATCAGTGATATCAGACACATCAACACTGGCCTGCCCCCTCACCCAGTCGGTGTAACCCGACTCGTTTCCGGTCCTGTCCACCAGTTGCGCGCGGTACCAGAAAATCTGCCCCGCTTTAAGGCCCATCTGCTGATATTTGCGCAGCGGATACGGCACATCCGCCAGCAAAACCGCATCATCAGTCGTGCCCGTGGCACTGTACTGAATTTCCGTTTTCAGCGTGTCGTCCGTGTTCGCAGAGAATCCCCAGTTCAGTTCAATGCCGAAAACCACATTGTCCGATGCGGTGAAACCGACAGGTTTCGGCGGGTTTCCTGTTTTCCCGGTCAGTGTTGTCTCGGTTGAATATCCCCAGCCGGAGGAAATTTCAGCCGCGTTAATAGCCCGCACTCGCGCAAGATAACGTCCGGTGTAAATGGCCGGCACCTCAAACGACGCGGTAGAGCTGCGGGGTACGTTAACCCAGTCGCCATCGTTACGCCGCCACTGTGCCTCATACGAAATAGCGTTTGGTGCCTGGTCCCAACTGACGCGCATCGTCTCCAGGCTGATCCCCTGATTCACAACGGCGTAGCTGGAAATGACGATATTCGAAGGTGCGGCCTGATTACCTGGCGGGATCACGCTGATTGGACGCTCGTCAATTACCGCTCCGGTATCGATGCGTGCATACTTATCCGGATCATGTGCGGCACCCACAATGGTGAATGTGCCGTCGTCATTTTCCGTAACACTGACGACGCGGTATTGCTGGGCATAAAGCGAATCTGACTCAACCACCCACACCGCCTGGGCTTCTGGCGTTGTAGTGAACACCGTCGAAACGGTGACTTTATTACCGCTGACAGCCTGAATGGTACGGCTCTGTGATGCACCTGTCGGCAGGTTCACCATGATGCGATCACCCGCCACGGCATCCGGAACACGGTCAAGCGTCAGTACCCGACCACTTACCGCGCTGATGCGGCCACCTGTCACTTTTCCGGCCAGGTCCCTGTCACTGACCGCAATGATGTATCCCGGCTGCGGGATATTCCCGTCAAGACCAACGGAGAATGTAACCACGCGGTCTTTGTTATTGGTCAGAATACCCCAGCGCCCTTTGCGGTTCGCTTCCGATTGCCGGGTGCAGCCAATAGCCGTCAGTTCAAGCTGGTTAAAACCAAAGCGACGCACCAGATCCTGTTCAAACACGGGTTCCATAGCATCGGAATACGCATTCGCAGGGTCTGAATATGAAACCAGCGCAGTGGTATAACGGGTTTTTAACGTGCTGCTGCTGTAAGTGAATTTACCGTCAAGGGTATTTGCGTTGGTGTAGCTGTAATCGACATCACGCGGCATATCAGCCAGGGCAACAATCTGATTGCCCCCCCAGTACGTCATACCCCGGAAAATAGCCGCAAAATCTCTCATCACGGTGTATGCGTCGTTACGGTCCTGCACATAAACATTGCAGGTGTAGCGGGGCTCCATACCGTCTCCGCCTTTCCCGTCAGGGACAAGCTGATCGCAGTACTGCGCAACCTGGTACAGCATCCATTTATCGATGTTAGATGCCGTCAGCCTGTCGCCCAGCCCAAAGCGGTCGGTTACCACCAGATCATAAAATATCCACGTCGGGTTATCAGTCCACGCCCACTTAAAACCACCCTGCCATGTTCCAGAATATGAACGAGTAACGGGATCGTAATTATCCGGCACGCGGATAACACGCATATAGGGTTCGCAGGAAACCTGCGGCACTGAGCCATTAAACTGGCTGGAGTCGAACTCAATATAGAGCAGTGCTGTGTTGGGGTAGCGAAGCTTGGCATCGATAACCTCCGTGTAACTCTGGAGCGTCATCGTGTCGCCGATTTTTGCGCTGTTTGCATCTGCCGTAATTTTGCGCAGTCGAACCGTCCACGTTGTGGAACCGGCTGGCAAATTGATGCGATGACTGCGCTCGTAACCGCTGGTCGTTTTACCGCTAACTGAGGTATTGATTACCGTCTGGAACGCGCCGCCGTTTGTCTGCAGATCAATGGCGTAGTTAATGCTGTAACCCACCAGATCGCCATCATCTTCCTGCCTGAAAATTGACGGCCATTTAAGGCGCAGGCGAACTGCAGAAAGCTGGGGATTAGTAAATGTACGGGTCCAGGCTGTTGCGCTGGAAATGGTAATTCCGCCTGCACTAATCTCATTTTCACTGCCGGGCATCCCCTGAATGTATGTTTGCGCCTGTGTGCCCGCACGAAACTCCCAGGTTACGCCGCTGAAATTTGACGAGCCATCAGCATTCAACAGCGGCGTACCATCCAGAAAAATAGACTGCCCGGTGAGGCCGCCTGAAAATTCACCTTCGCCAAGGGCCAGAAGGATTTTTGCCTTTGCAACGGACTGGAGGTCGTCAGGCTGTTCTGTCGGCGTGCGGGAACTGGAGCTGCCACCTTTGCGCCCCTGAATCTTTTTAGCCATATTGCGCCCATAAAAAAAACCTCCCGAAGGAGGTTGTTAAATTGAGGTGATTTTATTGCTGGTCTTCAACGTAAATCCCCGCCGAAATAATTGCACCGCCGATACGACGCTTTCCATAGCCCAATGGAACTGGATATCCCTGTGCTGCCGTATTCGTGACGCTCCCAAATGCATAAGACGGCTTATTATCGGCGTCCTGTTTGCTTGCAAGGCCAGCCGGTTGCGGGGATAACATCTGAATGACTCCACCAGCCATCATTCCAATACCACTGGTCATAAGTCCTGCGGCGAGTGGGGATGCCGTTCCCCCGGACATGTACGTCATAACCGCCCCAACTGCAACTAACACAGCGCCGAGAACTGTTTGAAGAATACCTCCGCGCTTACTGCCCATGACAATCGGTACAATGCGGATAACTTCTCCGGTAACCGGAAATCCCAGATCATCCATTCCGATATTTTTTTTACCTTTGAATACCGCGTAGGTAAGTCCACGGCGCTGACTTGAGATCATGAACTTTTCAAAGCCTGGTATTGTCGCAGCTAGAGCACGGGTTGCTTCATGAGTAGTGCTTATTAAGCGATGGTGAACTTTGCCAAATGTTTTACCGAGAATTCCACCTAATTCGATTTTAGTCATTGCCTCTCTCATTCCACTCTCCAAAAAGAAAAGCCACCATTTGGCGGCTTTTTATTTATCCATTAAATGGACACAGGCTTTATATCTAGATTTCCACTTGGATCAGCAAATAATCTTACCGCCTTGTGTTGGTTAGATTTAAGCATGATTTCTCTTTCTGTTATCGTTTCATCAGATATACACGCCTTTCCTTCTCCCTTAAAACCTATCATCCATTCACCGGGAGATAATTGGAGGTTTACTTTCTCTCCGGTATCAAGGCTCGCAACCCGTTCCTTATTAACATAAAGACCATAGAAGCATCCTCCTCCAAGAAATCCTTTGTCCCGAACCACCGTCAAAGTCGCACCGTTTTTAACAAAATCCTGGTATGCAAAAATTCGAACTTTTGGAGCTTCTTTAGCTTGGTTTAGTGGCACGGCTGACGTAGCGCAACCGGCTAAAAAAATTATAGCCAGCGCCACGAATGATTTTTTCATATTGTACCCCCATCAGTAATTGATGAGGAAAATCCTAACAGCAATTTCCAAAATGATAAAACCCACCGAAGTGGGTTTGTATCATTGGAGAAATACGCTATTAATTGATCTTGTAGTCTAGGCTACATCTGCACCAAGAATGAGATGCCGCAGCGCTTTGACACCTTCCGCATTGTATCGGAACGCTTCGACCTGCTTGTCTGAGTATTTCGACTTATCCAGGAAGAACTTTCCATACTGCTCGGTCTTCAAGTTGTGCTTATTTGCCAGTCGTCCAATTTTGTTAGCCGTACTTCCAAGCAGCTCTGCAACCTCACCAGCCGTGTAGTAATGCTCGTCGATAACGGGGAGTGGTACGATCTCGTGACCAAGCAACGGATTTACCAGAGTTGCCACAATGACCTGATTAGCCGCATCACCAAGCCGAGGAAGCATAGTCATGATTTCACGAGCAGAAGCAATGTTATTTTGCAGAGCCTGCGCCTTCAATTGCTCAGCTTTAGCGCGGCGATACTCGGGCAACCCTGAATTGCTTTGCTGCGAAATATGAATCACCTTCATATCTTCTAGTTTATCAACCAGCGAGCGCCGAACTGCTTTCGATTCACGTGCCGCTACACGAAGGGCTTGCCTGATGCTCATCTCAGCAACATCAATTGGGCGGCCGCCGTTGTCACCCGAGGGTTTTACAAAAATCTTGTAAAACTCCCCATCGAGCTCATCCTTGATGCGCTCGATAAAAACATTGTTGCGCACTGGCTTTTCTCCATACTGCTCGCGAGCATGATTAACCATCCTCAGTAGATGCTGGCTGTCAATGGTTTTGTCAGTGACAATACTGCCTTTTGATGCTAAATTTAATGACGTCATTAGTTGGATCCTTCTGACATATTTCATGGATAGCCAGCAGCTGTGAACTGCTGGCTTTTCTATTTGCATCTCTGCAAAATTCATCTAATTCTTGCCTCCTCGCCAGAAAGAAGCTGGCTATCGGCCTGAACCTTTATGAGCTTCATAAAGGCGGCTCCATCAGAAAATCGGTCATGAAGCCGACCAGCTAGAGGTGATTCAATGGCTCTGAGCGCTGGCTCAATCTGATAGCGCCATGCTTCATACATCACGGAAAAATAATCAAACATTGCATTCACATTATGCGAATGCATTTCCCGATCACTGATCTGGGGCTTTACAGAAGTGTTAATAGCGATCTCACTATCCAAAATATTCAGCACCCAACGACGGAATTCCTTGGCTATTGCTGTGCGAGCAAACATCGCAACCAAGTGGGCTCCGCGTAGAGAAAAAACGCGTGTCATTTGCTCTCCATAAGGGGTGGTCACTTTGACCACCCTTGACATTTGATCTGTAAATTCATCTGAATGGCGTGAGTAAATTCGCTGTACGGCTTTTTCATCTGCATACTCAAGTGCGCAACCAATTTGGTTGGCCGTCAACCAAATACCGTCCAAGTTTTGCACCGGTTGCAAGCAAAGCCCGTGGAAGTTGAGATCCGTTTTCGCTACAATATTCATGTCGATATTTCCTTTGCCGGATTTTTTCGATAAGGAGCCCTTACTATCGCAAGTAGTTGGGGCTTCGTCGTTTCTATGCCTTGATAAAACCATCTTCTTTCAGGCTCCGCTCAATACGCTTAATAACTTCGCTGTTCAGCGAACGTCCCTCTTCTTTTGCTGCCTTTTTAATGATCTCTTTCAGGTGCTCCGGGAACCGGATGCCTGTTGGCGGAATATTGCGGATATGCTCCATACTCACTCCTTTGGTTACATGGTGTAGTCATTAAAATACTACATGATGTAGCTATCGCGTCAAGAGTATTTTGACTACATTATGAAGCTAGATTTATTAGATCTGGAGTCACAATGAAAGGCGCGAGCTTGATTGCACCATTCGGTCTACGTATGCCGGAAGAACTGAAGGAAAAGGTCGCAGAACGGGCCAAAAATAATGGCCGCTCAATGAATGCTGAGATAGTTCAGATACTCCAAGATGCGGTTGACGGTCGCATAAACCCATTAGCTGACGATGATGAAATTGAGAAGATTTACATCGAGGTCATTTCTCGTGATCCCAGCAAAATGAGCATGGAAGACTTCGATGCTAATAACGAGAAGCTTGATTGGCTAATTGAAGCCTTTATGCAACGCATCTCAGAGGACACACAAAGATTCCAGTCTGCAATCCGCTTAAAGTCACAGACCAAAGAGCTAATCGCCAGGCAAATTCATCAGCTAGTGCTGCAAAAGGCTGATTACCCAAGCCTAAGCAAAACCTCGAACAGCAGTAAAAAAAAATAAGTTCCTGATACAAATTTGTATCTCGATCCCGCTGATTAATTTTTTAAAGAGCAACTTCTGGCGTGATTAAAACGCATGCTCTTTTTTGTGTAAAGTCCATAAATATCAGAAAATTAACTTAGATTATCTACGATGAGATATGAATAGATATAGTGATGCATGATTTACATAAACTTACAATGGAATGTCAGTTCATCTGAGTGGATAACATCATTTCTTTGTAGCGTAATACCTTCATCGTTCTTTCCTTCCAGTAGCCACCGTACGGAGTGCGATTACTGAGCCGCCCATAAAGATGATGGAGCAACAGATTACCTTCCAGCAGAACTCCGGCGTGATTCCATTTGTTGGCCTGCACCTGCATGATCACAACATCACCCGGCTGTGGGCCGTCAATCACTTCCCTGAACCCGCATTTATGCCAGTTATCCTGATATAAATTGTCGGGGTATTGGTCCTCCCACCACGGATAATCGACGCGGTAATCCGGCAGCTCAATATCGTACGTTTGCCGATAATAGGACATTACCAGCCCCCAGCAGTCGTAAACCCCCAGCACAAAAGGCCGCTCCAGCAACGGCAATTCGCCGCGCGGGTTGATTGTACGCAGGTCGCCTTCCGGCCAACTGACGATGTACCAGGGGATAGCCATCAAATCGCATTGCGCCTTATCCAGTTCGCTGGGCTGTGTTGTCGCATCGGGGTGGCTGTGCACAATAGCCGTTACCGTTCCCCAGTCCTCAGCGGCGGCATAGTCTTCCGGGCAAAGGACAAAATTGTCCTCCGGCGCAGCGGCAAGATTCCGGCAAGGAAAATAACGCTCAACACGGCTTTTTTGCACCACCACGCCGCAGCATTCGCGTGGATATTCCGTTGCTGCATGCGCCATGATGGCATCAATGGTTTTCTGGCGCATATCAGCTCCTGATTAATGACGTGCCGGGGAATCCACCAAAGGAAAGTTCGTTATTTTCGCCGAACCGTAACTTGCAGGCGGTCAGGGTGCCGTTGCACTGGTCCAGTGAAGGATCTGCCACCGGGTTGTTGTTTTTGTCGAAGTAGTTCGTGCCTGCATAGTCGCAGCCATCACCGCTGCGGTACTTACCACGAATACACCAGGAACAGAGTGAATGAAGCTGACGGGTCGGGATCATTAACCCCTGCAGGTCCATCGGGCTGGTTAACCGAAACTCGATAGCCTCTGATGTTTCGGTGTTTTTCCCGTCGATATACCAGACCTGCAATTTTTCCTGAGTGGGATCTGCAGTGGTATTGCCGGATGGGAAATTGCGCGCATCCAGATACTGCGCCAGCGTGTCATGTATCGTTACCGTCGCTTTCAACAGGTCGTCATATGCCAGGCACAACGCAGTGATGGAGCCGTCAAGGTTCGCCACTGTCAGTTTTGGCGTGGCACCACTGCCGGTAGTCGATTTTTCCAGTCCGTTAATCTGACAGGGCCAGGCCTTATATTCGAAACCCTGCCACCAGATGGATTTTGCGGGAAGCTTTGATTCATCACCACCTGCTGCGGTTATTTCTGCCGGGGTATGCGCAATATTGTGACTATGGAATCGTAGCACCGCCCCCACACCAAAAGAGGTACCATCAACTTCAAAAAGCCGGATTTCATTACCGGGCTCCAGTTTCTGATAATCGTTATTCAGACTCATGGTGCAAACGCCTGTTCAAAGGTTGCAGTAATGGTAATTAGTTTTTTGCTTTTAACGATGAGTTGCAGGCTGTCAGCCTGCACACGCCATAGCTCGAGTTCCCCATAAGGGGGCTGAAAAGAAAATGACTTTGTTTTATGGCTCCGGAGAAACGCATAAATTTCCAGAGCAGTGTCTTTATTTCCTGTATAGGAAAACGCGTAACTCAGGGTCTCAGGATTAATTCCATTTCCACTTACCTGCGTATAACCGTCACCAAACTGAACCTTACGCATATTATCTTTGACGGTGATAGCAGGCTGACCCGATGCCTGAATTTTCCAGGAAAACGCATCTACAGCCATATTTACCTCGTTTTAGTCAGATTCCAGATAATCCCGCCAGGACGGGATTCTTTTTCAATGCCGTCCCGAATGGATTTATCGACAACCTGCTGGTAAGCGCGGCCAAGCGCATCAGCATTTGCCGAGCCCTGTTGCCCCTGAATGGATTGTGGCGTCGTGACAGATACGGGCGCATAGATGCTAACTCCAGCCTGCAGACTAGCCGATGCGGCATTCCCGACGAACCCGCCAGAGGCATACCCCCTCATCAGGCGATAAAGGTTACCGACGCCGAGGCGTGCTGTGGATTCTTTGGTGAAGACGAACTCACCACCGTGAACAATCCCTTTTGGCTCGAATTTACCGCCGGGTCCGGTATAACCGCCGCCGTCGTATTCAGGGATATAGCCGCCTTTCCAGGCCTGTACCGGGCCAACAAAACTGCGGCTGCCAATGCCACCGCCCTGCGGACCATCGAAAGAACCAGCAACCCATCCCATGGCTTTCTGAACGGCCCAGGCCACCAGCAACTGATTAGTGATTTGAACAATCGATTTGAGGATGGAAACGGTGAAACTTTTGAAGGAAGTCTTCCCGGTGGTCACCAGTTCAGTCAGCATATCGCTAATGCCGCCAAGTGCACTGGATGCGGCATTCTGCATGGCAGAATACACGTTTGTTGCTGAATCCAGATACTCGGCAAACCCTTTCTTAGCGCCGCTGAGCCAGTCACCGCGAAGGTTGTCCTCAGCAGCGTAATACTGATTTAACGCCGTCAGTTCACGCTGATAATCGACGTCAGTCGTCTTGCCCCCGGCATTTTCCCATCCGCTCCTGAGTTGTGCATACGCAAGGTTACGCCCGGCGGCGCGGTCGCTTAATGTCGCAGAATC